AACCGCCCCCGCCTGTGGTGTCGTTTATCTCAGAATCTAACGCCTTTAAACCATAGAGGGTATTAGATAAGTAATCTCTAATTTGAAGGGCTGGGTTTTGTCTTTGTAGGTCGGTGGTTGATATGGCGCTTGTTCGCGGGTCCCATATATTTTTACCCCGCATAACGAACCAAATGCTAGGCATACTAGGCATATCTTCAGGGTCATAAATTATCTCCATATAGAAATATGTTACGCCCAGTAGCTTGCATGATGAAGGGTATCTTACTGCACTACCTGCCGCGCCAAGCCCGTCCACCGCATCTTGGGTGCCGTCATGGAATGTCCACCGAGCTAGGCTAGTGCCGCCAAAAGCAAGGGCATTTTCTGAGTTAGAAAACTTTGCATTCGTTGCCGTGTAGACTGTCTCGCCGCTAGTTGTAGCATTGGTATGAGTTAGCTTGGTTTCATTAAAATATATGTCGTCCCAGCCATCGCATTCATGCCCTGCGACAACGATGCTCATACATAAGATATTGCCGCTTGAGCCTCGCGTATCCATTTTAACGATGGTGCCGCCAACCCTAGTTGTGCCGTAAATTAGCTGTCTGGGCGCGGCTCCAGCCTTGGCTGATACCTTAGTTCCAAAGTTCGCCCCACTAGCCCCCATGCCTTTAGATGAGAGCATTCCTATGCCGCCAGCGACTAGTGTGCCTACAAAAGCCGTCAGGTACATTGTTACAGCCGCCGCGCCCCACATCCCTTGGGTTACAAGAACGCCCGCTGGGCCAAACTGTATAACTGCCGCAACCGTTATAACTACAACAACAACGGCAATGATTGCCGCTTTAATTACCTTAGCCATCTATTCTGAACACCTTTATAGCTAACTCATTGCCCCTAAAACTATAGCCTTTATCTGATGGGCTCAAAATTGCAAAACCATCACAGACTCCAGTGACCTGCTTACCTTCAAACTTAAAGACCACAATATCGCCTTTTGAAATGTATTCCTTTTTAATCACCTTCAGGCCCTTGAGCTTGGTGCCTTTGACCATACTTTGCTGGAGTGTTTTCCCATAGGATTTGATAGCTTCGCCAGCACTTTCTTCATCGTGCCATGTTAGCTCTTCAGGAATTAAATCTTCGCCTGTCATTGCCTTGAACGCCGCATCTGCGAACTTTACACAATCCCACTCACCCCATTGAAAACTTCTATCTTTATTTTCAATCATGAATGCGTGATACCGTTGTTCCCAATCTGGGAGTTTTTTAGCCATTGCTATATCCTCAATCTGAATTTAGACCCGGAAGCACCTGAGCGGGCAAACCCCCACCATGACCGCCACTGCCGCCTCCACCACCGTAACCCCTGCCCCACAGTACCTCTGCATCCTGCAATTTCTCAACCGCATCAAACCCTGTGTCACCACTCCCTTCCAAAGCCACTTGCGACTCTTTAGTGTATCGGTAATTGCATGGGCGCTCTAGGTCTAGCAGTCTGTTTTCGGTGATTAGGGTTATCATTACTCCATCAGTGGGTGAGTCAGTTATTGATGTAGAAACCATCCTACCCTTGTATAGAGTCATAACGCCATCAACATGGTCAGTGCCACCACTAACAAACGCCAGAAACAAGGTGATTGGCCTATTTTGATAATTCTCTGATACAGCATAGCCCAAAACGGTAGCGTTCATTCCTGATAGTTGGAACGTCACCCCTGCGCTTTTTAGATCATTAGAGTCCTCAATATCAGATACTGCCAGTAATGTACCTGCGCCTGTATAGGTTTCTGAGTTTATCTCAAGATCACCGCCACCAGAATGTAGGAGTAGGGTGCTAGTATCAAACTCAGCTTTGATGGCAAAAATAATATGCTGATTATCTTCCGTTAATTTAATGGCCGCTTTTGCATCTATGCCCGATCTAGTGGCCATTACATAACCTCAATGAAGCTGAATACAATATTATAAATAGAATTATTATTTGCCGCCCAATCAGCATTATTGGAGTCTAACCTGAACAATCCTTTGTTGACTGAGCTTGAAAACCCTATGACGTAATCATCAACAAGATTGGCTCTCAACTTAGGCTGAATGGGTATTGAGTAAGTATCCCGACCTGCAACCACAACGACAACCGCATCCGCAGTGGCCATAACAAGCTGAGATATTTTCTGCTCCTGACCAGAGGTAGAAGCCGCGCTGTATACCGCCAGATAATCACCCTTTTTGACGGTTCCCACTATGCTATCGCCTGATGCCTTTAAACTAAGAGCCGATGACCCTTTTACGTTCTGGCGAACCTTGCAACTTGCAGTGCTAGTTTCCACGGAGTCATTGAAATACCCATCCGTCACCACTACCGTATCGCTTATCTTTGTGACTATTTTGAACGTCCCATTATTGGGCTCTTTAAAAGCTCCGCTAACTGTAATGTAATCACCAGCCGCCAAACCATCAAATATGGCTGTCCCTGCGGTAATGGTGGAACCGCCTGAAATTGACCACGATAGCGTTACAGACTCTACATTAACTCCAGAATTCACCCGAACATCCGCAAGGATAGTCTCTCCGTTATACGTTCCTTTTGGGTTCTTCCCCTCGGGGTCTCCCATCCTAAAGTAATTCTTTTGCCCTTCTAAGGCCATTAAGAAAGACTGCCACTCTACTGCCTCTGTTCTACGCATTGGCGCGAGAGTGACCCTGCCTGTCCAGTAAACCGCATCATACTCTTGGGTGCGCTGTTTTCCTGAGAATGGCGAGACTGTTACGCCCAAAGTTCTATTCAATGAGAAGTCAGAACTTATGTATCCCACGTTAGTCGGTATATCAATTATTCTAGGCACCAAACAACCCCTTTCTGTAGTTTCCACCGCGACGGCTTGCATCCAATACGCTTGCTTTGGATACCTCAGCTATCGTGGGTAGCATTCTTTGTATTTCAGCCCTTACTGTCCCGACCACTCCCGTTGAGAAGTTTAGGCTTTGGTTGACTATGATAGTTTGCCCCCCGCCCATAGCATTTTTTGAATTCATGTTATTCATTACAGTGCCGCCACTGTTGGGAATGATTAGCTCAGGGCCGCGCTCACCAACCAACATTGCCCGACCTCCCTCAAAATGTCCGCCGCTAGCGTTGGTAGCCGTTGGGTTGGGGACTGATGCTGTTGAAAGCCTATTAGCTCCAGTTAGACCAAACACATTGTTTATTATTTCATTCACGATAGCCATCTGCATAAAAATAGCTATGATTTGTGACACCATGCTTTTGGCAAAGTTCTTAAATGATTCTAAAGCGTTTTGCCCCTCAATTAATGAGTTGACGAATTCATTAGTGAATGCATGGGCAGTTGATACAACAGCATCTTTTAGTTGCGCCCCAAGCGTGTTTCCGAGGTCTTCGGCAGACTTGCCAGCCTCCTTCATATCAGCGGCAACAGCCGCTATAATACCCTGCACAACTTCTGGGTCGTCCGTGCCAAATAACGCAAGCATAGCGATAGAATCGCCCTCAGCAAGCCTTGCTTTCATTCTAGCCAGCGTTGCTTCCATTTCTATCATCGGGTCTGTCACTGACGCAACTGCTCTTATAATATCTGCGTTATCTGCATCAAACGCATCCCGAATACCCTCGTCTATCTCAGCTTTCAGTTCCGCCCTCTTCTTACCAAGAAAAGCAAGCATGTCTGTTATTTGAGTGGGGGTGAACACTGCTTTATCAAATTCCACAAATTCCCCATTAACCTTTTTCAGCGCTTTCTCAGTGATTAGAGATGCTAACCCTACCTGCACAACTGCTTCCTCAAGCTCCAGAAAAGGAAATGTGGCCTCTTCTACTTGTCGCGCCAGCTTAATCAAATCAGGCAGTGCGATCAATGCAGCGCCTTCCTTTCTGGCACTGGCAATTTCACCCGGGAGTGCTAGCTCATCAGCCTTTTTCAGCAAAGATATTCTATCTTCTATTGTTTGGTTTAAACTTCGCTGAGCAGTAATAACTGTAGCTAGATCCGTCACTTCTGCCTCAAAATTTGCAACCCTCAGACCTGGAGCATCATCCGCAAGATTGTTAAATTTAGCCACTGCTTCAGCAAAATCTGCTTCAGAATCTGAGAGGGCTAACTTAAGTGACTCCTGTGCGCCTTCAAGTGCACCCATATCCAATGTTGGGACTAGGTTTATTGCCTGATTGAAGTTTGTGAAAAGCTGACTGACATTCTTATCTGCTGATCGCGACCCACTACTTAAGTCTGACCCCACCGTCTTGTTGACCTGCGTTATGTTTTCGGTGATTGTGAAATCATCCCCCGCCGTCAGTTTGTTGCGAATACGAATAAGGAAGGCTATTTTATCAATAAAGCCCGCGATTGAATCAGTCATGGTTTTCAATTGAGCTGCAAACCCAGATTCAAATATTGCCAAGGAAAGCTCTTTGAATGCGATAGTCAGGTTTGATGTTTTGGTGGAAAGGTTAGCCATCAATTCAGCCATTGTGCCGCCGGTGGTTTCCTTGAGTCCTTTTATCAATGATTTAAGGATGAGCGCCGCGCCAGCAGTGCTCTTGCCAAATGCAGCGATATTGTCTCTAGTCAGGTCAAGTTCTTTTCTTAAAATTGGATAGACTGCAATACCCTGCGTCTCTAGCTGCTCAAGTTCCTCAAGGCCCAGGCCACCGCCTGTAGATTTTGCGGCTATTTTAACCAGTGCCGCGAAAGCCTCAGTAGCGTCCCCAGCGATAGAGGCCGCATCACCGAAGGTTGTAAGCATGTCAATATTAGGCTCAAGGCCAGCAGATTTTAGCCTGATGAATGCCTTGGTAACATCTTCAATTTGAAAGGGGGTTGTTTTTGAAAAGCTGATAATCTGATCAAAGGCTTTCTGACCCTGGTTAATGCCACCGAACACAGTATTCAAGGAAACTCGCAAGTCCTCAAAAGCCATGCCTACATCAGCTATTTTTTTGCCGACCAAGAGAGCTATACCAGCCACGACAACACCAACACCCAGCATAGCCGCTTTCAACGCTATGATCGCACCCGCCGCCGCATTCGCCGCAAGCCTCATTCCGACTAGGGCTCCAGTTGCAGGAGATAGCCCTTTCTTACCGGACTGACCTGCATCTTTGGTTTTTTTCTTTACATCGTCTAATGCCTTATTAAGCTGTTTGGTATCAGCTTTGATACGGACGACGAGTTCATCAATTTCAGTAGCCATTAGTCGGGGTATAACTCCATTAGCGTTTCAAGGCTGTTCCGATCTAAGGGGCCACTATCCTTATCTGGCGTAGTGTTAAACTCCTTAAAACCGTTGAGCGTTGCGTAGACTTCAATAGGCGACATATCCCAAAACTCACTTGGCTGAACCCCTGCCATCCCTACGCATATTTCAAAGAATCGCATCCAACGTATGGGCTCAAGCTCGTCACCTACGCCTTTTTTGAGTCACCGCCCTCCGATGATGGGTCACTCAATGATTTTGCTAAAAGTTTTGCGACTACGGTACATGACTCTACTATGCCCGCATTCTGAATGATGGTTTTAACATCTTCCATATTAACGTCATTGCCTCCACCTCTAAGAGCATGAAGCAATACAATAGCAAGCTCGCCCACCCGGACATCGGCCAAGGCTAATTTTTGAGTGATCGCGATGATGCCCTTATCAATTTCAGTTTCAATCTTGATAATGCCATCAATGGTTAATCGGCACTTGTAATCCTTACCTGCAAGTTTAAGAAGTAGCTCGCCCTTCAACGGGTTTGTCATCTGACTGTTCCTTTTTAGTAGCCGCTTTTGCGACTGTTAGGTGTAAAACGCCATCTCTAGCGTCAAGGCGGCAATCCACAACGTCGTGCTTTTTGCCATTAATCATCATTTCACTTGCTTCAGTAAAGCCCTCTGGACAGGCGCAAGTTACCTTGTCACCCTTAATCATTCCAGCCGTTTTAACGCCGTTAACCTTTACCTTAGCTACAGTCCAAGACATCATTCACCTCCATCATCATGCAAACGTAGTATAGCCCGCTGACTCTAAGGATATAGAATAAGACGCTTCACCATTGTATTCGCCAGCATATTCCAGCGATGTAATTTGGAATGCTCCAGTGAATGTGCCCAGATCAGGAACGATTACTTCGAAGTTCTCAAAGGCCGCTGTTTGACCTGTTGAGCCATCAGTGGTATTTGCCTGAGCCGCATAAGCAGTGCGAACCGCAACCTCTGCCGCTGAATCAGTAAAGATACCAGAGCCAGAAATGGATATGCTTTGAACTCCACCGCCCGCAAGTAGGGTGCGAGAGCCTAGCGAGTCTTTGCTAGTAGCATCCACGGACTCTTCGTTCATGGTGATTGATGTAGAGCGTAGGCCACCAACGGTAGTGTACGTCCCTGAAATATCAATCTTTAATAGTAAGTCTAAACCTTTTTGTGCCGCCATCTAAATTCTCCTATCAACTTTCGTTGAGTACATTAACCTAGCATAATTGCACGAAATCTCATTACTCCATGCCTAGTAATCCCATCTGGGTCTCTGATTGTATCACTGAACTCAAACCGCATATTGATAAAGTTGGTTCCAGTGACGGACAGACTGCTATCATGCAACAGAGTATGTATCCTGTCCATTATATTTTTAAGCTCCAAACTGCCTCTATATCTGCTCCAAACATCCAAGTTAACTGAAACATCTGAACCATTCAAATCTTTAGTGCTGTAGTCAATAGCCGTATCCTCGCCTATCTGGACGTATGGGTAGGCTGTTTCCTCGGGAACAT